ATAAGCTTCCTAGAAATTGCCGAATATCACTGATTGCTATATCATAAACCTCTGCTTCATCATCAGAATTAACGCCAAAAAACTCACGCTTTGGCATTCCGTTAATCCCACTATTATGCACTAATGCTTTTTCGCTATTCTCGGCATCAGCAAAAAATAACATAGAGCTATTATCATTAGCTGATACCTGTATAGAAGCAAGCATCCTATTAGAGTTCTGAAGGTTTACAGTAGTATCGGTATGAGTAACTGACTTTTGGATAAAATAAGACGGCGAATAAGGTTTAAAAGCAGTCTTATTTATATCTACACCGTCTTTCGTGCGTCTTAAAATATTCTGCTTAACTTTTAAACCTAACCGACTAAAATTAATAGCATCGCTAGCGATATGACCCATGCTTTCCAGTGTATCAATAAGCTGCTTATCATCAATAGTGACGCTAATATCAGTCATCGCATTATCACACGGGGGGCACGTTGTATATTAGTTTCTACTTGGTCTTCATCGCCCGAACCATCCCAATCATAAGTGATGCCAGCTTGTAAAACTGCCACTAACTCAATATCGTAAAGCTCTTTAAACATTTCCATTTTCATTTTAAACGGATTGTTTTCAGTGCTATCCATCATTACTGATAAATAAGATAATTCTAGCGTCTTATAAACTGAGAGCCGTTTTAGCTGTAATAAATCCAGCAACTTTTCAGGGTCGAATTGTTCATAAGTAAAGCCACCGCTAACCGCTAGGCCAGAACTATCATCACGAGGATAACGTGCTAACGGCTCATACCATTGCACACGCAAAGCTCTGTCAATAATCAAAGCAGCTTCCGAATGCTGCGCCTCCCAGCTCAATACACCTAAAGACATTATGTCTTTTTGTGCTTTTATTAGGTCGGCATCAGACGAATAAGCCATTAGATAATTACCACGCGTCCAGCATCAGCCATCTCTTTAGCTTCTTTGCTGCCTAACTCTGCAACCAGTCTTTTGCCATCGCGAACAAATATAACGCCCCAGAGTATCACTGTATCGCCATCTTGGTCGGAATTAGCCTTTACTTTCACTTTCTTTTCTACAGCCATTTTTATGCTCCATAAAATAATTAAAGACTAAGCGGATTTTACACCGCTTAGTAATTATAATTTCAATTAGTTGCTAATTGAAGTTAGACGTGCGATACCACGACGGTTGAAAGATGCAAAGTTAGCATACTGCTTAATACGAACGATTTGCTCATCTTTGCTGTCAGAGTTACCGATGTTCTCAACAACAATACCCGCTGGGACAGCCACTGGGTGAATACCTGCAACACCAACCTTCTCTGTGCCGTCATCGAAAACACCCGCATAAACCGAAGTTAATGCACCAGTAGTTAGTGCTGCACCGTTAGCTGTCTCAGCAACAGAAAGATAGTCATTCTGGAAGATAGGGATACCTTCATACACAGAAACGTTACGAGTAGTGCCGTTCGGCATAGTGAACGCCATTACTTCATTTACGCCACCTAATGCTCTAATCAGAGTCTTATAGCTGCGTAAAGTACGACCGTTCATGCTGATAAAATCAACTTCGCCATCTTTTGCTTTTACTAAGTCCAGCAATTCATCAAGCAATGCCAATGATAATACCTGGCCTGCTGAAGCTGTTGTGTACTGAGCTGCATCAACAAGCGTATGAAATGAGTTCATCTCAGGTGATGTGCCTGTACCGGTTGCCATTCCAGTTTGGAATAAACGCCCGATTGATTTTGCTTTGCTTCCGATCTCTAAAGCCAACTGATCTACGCCTGCACCCATAGACTGTGCTTGTACTAAGCCATCCATTTCAGCATCGCCGATTAGTTTAGTTGCTTTAAAAATAGCAGTCGTGTAAGTAGCTGCTGCTTTATCAGTGATAGTTGCGCCAACTGCATAAACGCCGGCATTACCTAGCGCGTTTTCGCGATTTACGATCATTCCTTGACCTGCATAGCCGATGAATGGCAATACAGCTAGCATGGGGTTAGTCGTAATTATATCTTCGGCTACGCCTTGGACAATTTCATCGCTAATTAATTTTGCTGCTTCCGCTAAAGTTTGAGTAGACATTTATTAACCTATTATGTTATTTCATTAATTTTTCCAACCCAGAGGTATATTTCTGCTGAGTTGTTCTTGGCGATTCTTGACCACCACCGTTGTTGTTTCCACCGCCAGCACCAGAGCCACCGTTATTAGGGGACTTTAAGATACTGTCCTTATTAGCATATCCGCCAATCAGGATTGTAATACCTTCTTCAAAAGTAGCATTTTCACCCGCCCTATCTTGCGATAAGATACGGTTGCCATTCAAATACGGTACTAAATCACCATCTTCGATTTTGAAGTTATGGCCGAATGTTGCTAATGCAATATCCGCCGGCAGTGTTGTTTTATCTTTAATGAAATTAGAATTTGCGAATGCTGAGCCAAGCGTTTTTATACGATTGTCTTCGATTAGTTTTGAAACTTCTAATCTGCTAGCATCCAATTTAGCCTGAAAAACATTAGCTTGATTCTGAAACTCGGCTTTATGCCTTTCGCTGATTTCTGTAGCATCAACTAAAACACCGTCTTTCATATTCTTAACCATCTCCAATGCTTTTGCTGCATCTTCGGGGTTAATATCACCATAAGCTGTAAACTTTGCCGTTGCTTCACTAACACTTGTTTTAAGAGTGTCTACTTCGCCTTTCAGCTCAGCAATCTTTGAAACATTAGCCATATAATCGAAAGCCACTTCTGACCCGTCGTCTTTTACAACAACTGGCTTGCCATCAATTACAAAAGCTCTTCCATTTTCATCTAATTTTAATTTCATTTTTATCTCTTTTAGTAAACAGCTCTACGCTGACCAGCTTTACGCTGGGTTTCTGGAGTGAGTATAACATTAAATAACAACCGAGCAACTAAGTGTGACATGGCTTTTAAACCACTGCGACCCAAAAGTGCCGGCAATTATATCCACCACGGTTAACAAAAGTTGAGCCAGCTTTTTTACCTGCCCAACTATCATCATCAAAAGCATCAATCTCAGCCCGCGTGTATACTTCTCCGACATGATCGGAACACCACGGGCGCGAGTCTTTTATTAGGCTGCCATAATATTCAAACGTATCAACGCCCGCTTGCTTTGCCACGGCATTGTTAGATTGCTGATAATAAGTCATCAGCCCATCTTGGGCTATTGTGCGAGAATGCGATTCCATTGCCCTGCCTGCGCCTTCAACACCGCCTGTCAATGCACCGCGTATTGAGTCAATAAGCGTATTTTTATCGCCACCAGTAATAGCATGATCTATAAAGATTGCGCTTAATTTATCAATAGTTTGGTCTGAAAGCGACGCATGAAAAGATTTATTGAGGGTAATGAGTGATGTTAATGTTTCCAATGTTACTGCTTGATATGTCGCCACGCCAAAATGATCGAGTACAAGCGCGTCTGTCTGCTTAAAATTAGACAGCACATTATTAACCGCATGGCCGTATATTTTAGTAAATTCAGCGCGTGTTTCTTTTAGTATTTTTCGTGTCGCTGCCAATTTTCGCGATGTTCCGCCCTTTGCAGGTAGATCAGAAGATAGCTCTATAACCCTATTTTCAAGCTTTTTGATAGCATGGACTAATGCAGCTTCATTGCTCGCGCTCTGCTTGTCTAGCGATTTCTCTATGCGTGACGGGGTTGTTTTCATACCCTATGCGGTATCGTTATTAATATCGACATTAACATCAGCCCCATCGCCTGAATCGAATGCCACTGCACCCGCATCTATCTCATCATTTATGGTGACCTCATCAATCGCGGTTGAATTAGCCAGAACTTTTCTAGCGATAACCTTTTGCAATGCTTTGTCGAATGTTGGGCTGTTGACTAATGTCTTAGCTACTGCAAAATTATCCAGCTCATCAACCAGCGCGCTAATATCGAATTGTAGAGGCCTGTCTATTGTAACGCCTTCGTAAAGCTCGTCTTGTCCTTGCCATTTAAGCCAGAAATACAGTACACTTTCTTCGGTATTTATGATTGACAGCTTGGTTTTCTTGGCTAAGAAAGCATTAAGCGTTTGGAATTCACGTGCTAATGATTCGCCACTTTTTACCTGTCCATTCGCATTTAAACCGCCTGCGTGTACTGATTTATACATTTCAGTGATAAGGTTATTAATCCACATCATCACTGCGTTGATTGGCTCTGCTATCTCAGTGCGTAACCATTCGGGCTTGCTATCTGGATTTTTAGGGTCAAATTCAATAACATTGGCCGCTCCAATAATATTCTCATCTTTAACCCCAGGCGGCAGGTACGGTTTCATTAGCATAGGGAATGACGCAAGGCTAAAAACCTCGTCACTGCCCGATAATAAGCGCAAAATAGCAATATCAATACGGCTGATTTCTTTTACATCTGATTGACCAATATATTTACAGCCCGATGTTTTGTTATACATAAAAATAAAAGGAATCTCGCCTAGAGCGTTCGCTCCGCTACTTAATAAGATTGGCGTTTTTGTTTTTCCATCAATGCCCCATACTTCAAAGCTTTTACGCGTCCATACCCTGTAGTTGTTGTCATCGTCACGCAGTTTTAAATATGATAAAACAGGGCGACCATTGACCCTACCGCTTTTCCAATCTAGTATATTCAACGGAGTGAATGACGTGATAAACGGATACGTATTATCAGCCTTATCTTGTGCAATAGTCCTTACTGCGTCAGCCCCGTCAATTTGCGGCTTATCTATTAATATACCTACATGTCCAAACACACTTGCCCATAATTGCAGGTCATTTATAGTGCGCTCAAAGCTATGTCCGCAAAGGTCTGAGTCATCTAGAAACAATTGAAAAAAGTCATCGCTCCCTAGTTCGCCATAATCATTATTGCTTGGCTTCTGGAAAATATAAGCATTCAATAATTCAACGATTCTAGCTGTATAGTTAAAGCCGTAAGCATTTTCTTTTCGTGCAATCCATGACTTTTCACTCTCGCGAGTGTTGCGCGGTAACGCCCCGTATTCAACTAAATCATTAGTCCCCGCATAAGCCGCTTTATATTTCAGCCACTCTGACAAGTTCTTTTTATATTCGTAATGCGTTGCTTCAAGTTCGCTTAAGTTCATAGTTTAATAATATCCGTTTGCTGATGCTGGTCTGCTTTTATTGACTGCCCATTTCCCATAGATTAAATAACCACAGCAGTCATTCCAGTCATCAATCGCTGGATGATCAGTGTATTTTTCTGGGCTGCCTTTTTTATCATATCCCTGGGTTTCCAGAGAATGTGCTAAATTCGGGCATGTATCTGAGTTAATCCGTAGTTTATCATGCGATAGTAACGCATTTATACTATTTATCCTATCTCGCACCGCTGGGTTTGTATTACCAAAGTCACAATAATACCCAGCATTCTCGATAATAGAAACATCTGATTGCGTTGCGTTAGTGCTACGCGAGGCTCCACTAGCGTCTGGATATATAATAATTTTATGGTTATCCCCATAGCGTGCCGCTAAATTATTGACAAAGTCGTAGGTATCGTGAGACACGAATTCATCAGTAATAATCGGTAACCCTGCCTCAATCAATGCGACAACTGCACAGCATCCGCCAATATTAAAATCTATTCCAATATGTAAATATGTATCGCTTGGCTCAATCTTTCGGTCAGTGTGCATTTCTGTACGCTTGTAGAAATGATAGACTTTATTTTGCGTGAGTGATACAAACTCTCCGTTGATATATAAGTCAGCAAGAACAGGGTCGTAGTTATCCCTGATTTGCTGAATATATCCATCAGGTAAAAAAAGATTACTAGCTGTTGGGGCTTTTATTAGCTCATAGCCTGACTGTTGTTTCTTGACCCACTTCTCATACACGAATCCATTAACGCCGTTATCCGGCGTTGTCACGCACCCGATAGTATTCGGCTCATCGCATTTCTGCCTATTCCTTTCTGATACTTTTCGCCACACGAAAGCCGCCTTTTCTTTCGGCAAGGTGTCCAATTCATCGACAATAGAATGAGCCACCTCATAAGCTACAATCCTCTCTGGCCGATCATAAGAACGGAAAATAATACTTCCATAGCCTTCGACTTTTATTGTATATTCAGAGCGGTTTGTTGTGAACTCAAGCCCGATAGACCTTAAGTCGTCCTCAACGCCAGGAATCGCACGTAGACGTAACAAATCATAGGTCGGCAGGTAGTAAGCTATGCTGCACCCCTTATTCCTTATGAGCTTTATTACAGCCCTTATTGTGCCACCTCGCGTCTTGCCGCTACCCAACCCACCTATGATTGCCGGAAACTGACTTTCACTAAAAACAAAGTCATCTTGCGGCTCTGTTAGCTGTAGTTTCATTGCTGTTTTAGCCGCTCAATTATCAATGTATTATCTGATTTCTGTGCGTTTGTGTTATTGATTACAGTGCCGGCGAATTTTTGCTGCGTACCGATTC